CAATACTTATTGTATTTACCTTCAAAGAAATAACCTAAGCTTTTGTTTACTTTTATACCGTATATTAGTCCACCGCTGTAATCATACCACTGTTCACCGTCGTTAAAGTTGTGATATGAAAACTCATTACCACTATCGTAATGATATGGCATTAAATTACCCCACGCGTGTAACCATGTTTGTTTGTTGTATTTATAATAATCAAAGCCAACTACAATAGAGTGCTGTATTATTCTATCAAGCTCGTTTCGTTTTTTCTCTGTATAATCAGATAAAACCTGTGGTATTACTACAGCCTCCCACACTTCAGCGTTTGTAGCTACAACTTCGCCCTCTGGGTTTGTATATATAGAGTTAGCTACATCTACGTTATAACCTTCTTGTAAAGCTAAATACGTGTAATGTAAATTACCGTTTGATAACATCCACTCATCTAACGGATCATAACCGTATGGTTCAGCTAATCTATGTGCTAAACCTATATTCCAAGATAAGTTTTTATGTTTTCTGTATCTATATCTTTCAGATGCTTCAAAATATTCTACATCAGCAAAACCATCTTGTAAATACTCTAGTTTTAAAGCAAAAAAGTTTATACAAACTTCACTATCACAACCGTCATCAGAGCTCCAGCGTACAAAATGATGTTGATCTGTATAATCTACACCTTCTTGTCTTTTGTAGTCCATCTCAATTAAATACTCTAAACCTCTAATTTTACCAACTGTAGCTGCGTCACTATAATTTGACTCTGTACCATCGTAAAACGTTTGTGCTTTGTTTTCATAACCAAATCTAGCTATTTTACGTAAACCAATTGTTAAGTTGTAATCGTATGGCGTAGATATTGTGCTTGTTGATAAACCGTTATCTACAGAAAACACATCAACATCTGATAAAGAAGTACCACCGTTTACCGCTGCGTAAAACGTAGAAAACTTTAACAATGACTGTAAATCTTGACCACAACAACTTTTTGGCGCCGCGCAAGCTGTTAATGCTATACACATTATTATTATAATTAATCTTTTCATTCTTTTATTTTAATTTTTATATCGTGTGGTGCTGTTTTTTGACCACCAAAATATGGGTATAAATAATATCTATCTATATAATCTAATCTTCTGTTCTGCTCTATATCTCTATCAACAATAAACTCTTTACCGTTTATAGTAAAAATATAATGTATTAACCTTTGTTCTATTGTAACATTATATACTTCATCAACTTCAACTTCCATTAAGTCACCTGATTTATGTTGGCCCCAAGTGTGTTTTAACCATCTAAACCATAACTCACCAGCTTTTTCGCCTTCAGTGTAGTAAGACCAACCAAGTCTTATAGAAGCTTCTTGATGTATTTGACCAAAGTCACTAAAACCATATATTTTATTTACATCGTATTGATCTCTAGTATTACCGCCAAAATCATATATCATTGACTCTGTAACTTTAACTAAAAAGTTTATTTTATAAGGTGCGTCGTTATGTAAGTATGTACCAGACCTATGTTCACCTTTATTTATTTTAAACACTCTAAAACCGTCGTCATCAATTTTTTCACAAGTTGTAAGCAAAACAATGCACAACAAAAAACGTTTCATTTAAAATAATATTTCTTTTTGCTTTAAACCTTTTTTCTTTTTATTTCTACTTTTGTTAGATTTTTTAATGTAATCTCTTACCTCATCAACTTCTTTATCTTTTACACCAACATCCCAACGGCTCCAACCTAAACCAGTAGCAAGTCTCTGCCACCAAGCGTTTTCAGTATCTACAGCAGCTCTTAAGTTATCAACTTTTCTATATAGTCTTGCTAAAGGTACATTTGTAGCAGCTTCTATTATTTGAGAGTATGCATCCCATATAGGATTATTAATATCAAAAGTGTCCATTTCATCAATTACTTTTTTGTTATAATCCATGGTTTTTTCGTAACTTCTATATTTTCTAGCTTTAATACCTATTGGTGGTGAAAGCTGTAATAGTTCCATCATAATAATATTGTCTTCTTTACCCCAGTTTTTCTTTTGGTTTTCAGCATATTTTATAGCTGTATTTTTTATTGTAGATACTACGGCGCCTGCAATACCAGCGCCACGTAAAACAGTATCTATACTCCCGTTAACAACTCTTTGTTTTTTAGTTTTGAAAAACTTTTCTGTTTTTTCTTCATCTTCATCATCTTCACCAAATAACATAGCAAATAAAGCTGACTGTAAACTATAGAATATTACGTTTTGTACAGCCCCATAATATATTATTTTAGATATATTTGACATATCACTTCTAGCTTGATCGTTGTAACCTTTAGATATTCTTCTATTAATTAAATCAGAACCAGCTTTTTTCATTAACCTAACATACTGTGACGGTGTGTTTTGAAAAGCTAATATTAATCTACCAAGAACAGAAGCTTGCTGTTGTGATATTTTATCTGGCCTAGCAGACTGCTGTGTGCTTTCAGATATTTCTTGAAAGTCTTCAAAAGCTTTTGTTTCAGCTTGTTGCTGTGTAAACCCTTGCTGTCTGTATGTTTTAATTCTATTTCTATACATTGTAGCCCCACCAAAAGCTATAGCAAAACTATCAGCTAATTGTGTAGGTAAAAAACCTATTTGTAACAAATAAGCAATAGCTGCTCTAGCTTTACCTGTAGGTGTTTTAGCTTTACTTACAGCACTTGCTATTTCACTAGCATTTAAATCAAAAGCAACACCAGCTCTTCTTTGTTTTAACATATCAGAGTTAAATAGCGTTTTAAAATCAGTCCAAAACTGCTCTTGATTACTAAAAGCTTCTGCGGCTTTAAATATATTGTTATCTCCAAAGTTTATAAAGTTAACTGTAGATATAGTCTGTAATACAGCTGATCTTGCGTTAAAAAACATAGTTGCGCCAATAGATCCGTTTATATAATCTAAAAATAAATTTACATTTTTATTTTGACCAGTTGGTCTGTTACTACCTTTTTCAATACGATACAACATATCTTCTAGTGCGCTTCTAAAATCAGCGCCATAAGCAGCTTCTATTTTGTTTAAGTTTTCTTTACTAAATATTATTTTAGAGTTTTCTAAATATTCATTAAAAAATCTTTTTCTACCAACTCTACCTGTAGCGTCTTGTAAGTCAGTTCTTATATCACCGACTTGCCAGTTTTCACTAGGCTCTATATAACCTTCTTTTTGTCTAGATATTTTACTAACTACGTTAGCAAAGTTTCTTAAATTAACACTTGAGTTAACTATATCAATTAATTCGTTTATTTCTGTTTGTGATATACCTGGTATGTCAAAACCAGCTTTATTCCACAAATAAACTCTTACAGCGTCACTGTAATAATAGTCACTACCAGGTATTTTTCTTCTTAATTTTTTACGTGTTAAAGGTGCTTTTTTTATTAAAACTCTATAGTCATTAGCTATAGCTTGTTTAGCCATGTTTAACTCTCTATAACCTCTAGCTAAAGGTTTTAATAAAGTTCTTTCAAAAAACTCTCTATGCTTGTTACCAAGCCTGCCTTTACCCATAAAGTTGTATAACAAACCAGCAAAGTCTTCGTGTGATGGTGGTACAAAAAATCTAAAACCACCTTTACCCTCACCAGCTTTATTAGCTCTAGCATCAGAATATCTTCTTTCAGATTTAATACCAGAAACATCTTCTAATATACTATTAAAGTCTTCATTTATTGATTTGCTAAATTTAATTCTAGCTTGCTGTACGTTTGATTTAATATCTAACTGTTCTAGTGCTTGTTTAACAGCTTTTACGTTTGGTAAAGCGTCATCAACAAAATACATATCATTATAACCTTCTGCAAATTTATTAAGCATCCACACAGCTTTTGCTTCACCACTACTGTTGCCTAAACCAGTTATATTTTCTAAAGGTATGTTTATGTTTTTACTTTTTAACCAACCATGTATTGCTGTTGCGCTTTCAGGTGGTCTAGCTGTTAAAACGAACACGTTACTTGGCCCAAACTTTTTAATTTGATTACGCATTTTTTGTAGCAAAGGCCCGTCAATACCACCACGTACGTTTACAAAATCACTAAAATCAAAACTATAACCTTGATTAGCAAAACTTTCACCAACTATAGGCCAGTCTGCGCTACTGATTTTTATAGTTTTATTTCCTTTAGTAGCTGTAATGAAGTTTTTACCTTCTACGATTAACGTTTCATCAAAATCAAAAGTACTCATACCTCTTGATGATTTACTATACTTAGCTGTTGTTCTAGCGTTTGCAAAAGGTACACTAGCAGCTTGCTGTATAGAGCCACTTTTGCTAAACTTAACAGCGCCAAACTGCTCTGTAAAAGTTTTACCGTTTTCAACAAATATAAACTTATCAGGATTAAGAGCTACATCTTCGTTAAAATATCTTTGCCACCAGTTGTTGTTAAAAACGTTCCAACCTTTACCCATACCAGTTTTATACTTTACTTTTTTATTGTTTTCGTCAATGTAAGTTGTAGTATCAACTATATCAGCGTCTTGTTTACTCATAGCTATTAAAAAGTAATTTTTCTTAATAGCTTTAAAAGTATCTACAAAGTTGTTTTCACTTTTAGGGTTTAAAATAGAATCTAACAATTGATCTCTAACATTAACACTTTGTAAAGCATGTTCATAAACTATTTTTCCTGTAGCTGAAGGGTCACCACCAACGTATTTAGCGCCAGTTCTTAAAGGATGTGATGTGTCATTTAAAGCGCTAGTAAGGTAAATATATATAGAAATTGCCAGTTGTTTGTTGTTAGGATTTGCTTTTAACGCAGCTTCAATACCTTTCCACATTACATCAAAGTTTTTTACACCAGCCTCATTATATTCTTTAATATTTTCTTTTGTTATATCTTTTATATTTTTACCTAAAAAAGTATCTGGTCTATAATACTTTATATTTTCTGATTTACCTACAGTAAAATATTCAAAAGCTAAAGAATTTGTTCTAGCGTAAACTTTTACAGCAGGATTACTAATACCAAAACTTCTTAAATCAACAGCTCTAATAAAACCAGGTGGTAGATAATCTGATAACAAAATCATGTTGTCCATGAAAATATTATAGTTTTCAAAACCGTTACTAGGATCGTTTATATCAAAAAAATCTAAATTATATTTTTCACTAAATTTTTTAACTTTACTTTTGCTAAATAAAATTTCAGATTTACCATCTTTAATATTTTGTATCGTTTGCTCAGAAGTATCTGTTTGTTGTAGCTGTGATCTAACTTCTTGATTAGTCATCATTTTTCCAGTTAAATTAGCTATAGCTAAAACTCTTGCTGACGTGTTTCTATCATCACGCTGCGGTTTACCATCAACAATACCAAAAACTTCTAAAAATTCTTTTTTATTTATTTTATTTTTTACTTGTATCGCTAAACCAGACTTACTACCTGTTTTAGCCATTTTTGCTCTATCAGTTTTAGTATAAAAAGCGTTTAATAAAGTTCTAGGCACACCAGTAGCTGTACCACTAGCTGTGCTACCTTCAGGTAACATTGATATTAATAAATCTGCGTTTTTATTAATAAACATTTGAGCAGACTGTAATTCTTTTTTAGTTAAATTAGCTAGACTAATTAATTTTTTAGGTGATATACCAAAAAGTTTACCTGTTACTTCTGGAGTTAAATCTTTTAAGTTTTTAAAGTTTAAATCTTTTATGTTTAAATTAGATAATTTTTTACTAACAATATCTTTTACTTGTGTTGATACACCTAACCTACTAGATAAAACAATTTTTTTAGGTTTTGGCTTTGCTTTAGTTTCAACAGTTTCTTCTCTAGCTTCAATAGCTTTAGCTTCTTCTACATCAACCGTAAACTCTTCACCTAAAACACGTCTAGAAGCTTCTATAGCTCTTGCTGGTAAAAATTTATTTATATAAGCAGCTAAAGGTACACCTGAGTCTGGCTTATAGTCTCTAATTAAATCTAATACACCTCTTTCACCTATTTCTATTTCACTAGTTAATAACTCTCTATCAAAGTTAGGTGCTTGGCTACGTCTTTCAACTATACGGTTTACTATTGGTCTAAACATTTGCATTATTTCAAAAGCACCATCTACACCTTTTCTATTATATAAGTCTTGAACTTTATCTGATGCTTCTTTAGAAAATTTACTTTGCTCAATGTTTACAGGTCCTTTAACTTTTTGTCTTATACCAAAAGATAAAGATCCTTTATGTATGCTTTTGTTATAGTCTTTTAAAAAGTTATAAGCACCTCTTCCAGTTTGAAAATCAACATTTGCAATACCTACACTAGCAAATAATCTTCTCATAACATCTTTTACTTGTGTAAAAATACTATCATTAAATACTATTTCATCATTAGCTATAGCATCAGAAAAAGCTGTAAAATACTCATCTAAATTTTGAGAAACATATTCTTTAGTATAGTTATCGTCTAATCTTTTTTGAACTTTAGCAGCATTGTCTTTACCTATAACATTTAAAAAATCATCTATAGTTGCTTGTGTTATTAATTTTTGTTGACCACTAGCTTTTATTATAGCGTGTAAAAGTTCATGATTACCTACGTTTTTACCATAAACTCTAGTTTTAGCTAAAGTTTTATTTATTATTATTTCATCACCTATAATACCACCTAAAGATTCACTTAACTCAGCATTTTCTGTGTTTTTAAATCTTTGTTTTATTTGATCTTGAGTTAAAGTTGTAAATTTTAAACCAAATAATTTGCTGTGTTTTTTAGCAAAAGCCATATTTGCTTGAAAATCTTGCTCCGCTTGACCAGCTTGCTGTTTTGCTTTAGCAGCTTCAACATCTGCAATAGTCTGTGTATCACCAGAAAGCTCTACAGATTTTCTAGCAGCTTCTTGTTTAGCAGCAGCTTTTTTACCTATACCTGTGAAATCATTTTTCATACGTATATTAGCCATAGCTATTTGCATGTCATCAGCTGTATTTACAAAGTTTCTCATTTCGCCAAACGAAACTTCTTGATCATTTATAAAATACTGAGGTTTTTTTGAAGGTCTTAATAAAGCACCACCTATATCTACCGGTGCTCTAGCGTACTCAGCAATTATTTCTAAACCAACAGCACCAGCATCAACATCTTCACCAATAACAACACTACTAGCAGCTTCACCAAAACCACCACCAAAACCTTCTACACCAGCTCCAGCACCTGTAGCTAATAACTTACTACCTGTTTTTTCAACAACTTTACTCGCGGCTTTAGTAGTTGCAAAACCAGTAGCAAAATCTATAACACCTACAGTTATTCCTTTAGCGTAAGATTTATTTTTTATTTTTTGAAACTTATTTTTATCTGCAACTATTTTTTGTAAATTTTCTTCAGTAATACCACCGGGCATTTTTTCTAACTCTTCAGATAAAAGTTCAACAAACTTACTAGTAGTTTCTACAGACATACTCAAACCAGCAAACACACCTTGAGATCCTGTAAGAATTTTTCCACGACCTTTTCCTGCTTTTACACCAGCCGCACCACCTATAGCAGCGTATTTTCTAGCTTTTCCTGAAAACACACCAGCACTTACTGCACTAGCTAAAGAAGTAACTATAACTTCAGGTGCTATGTCTGGATTTTCCCTAAAAGCTTTTATTACACCTATAGGACCACCACCGTTTTCTTCAAGTATTTTATAAAAGTTTTTCATTGCTTTTGAAGGTGGTTTTTCAACTTGACCTTTAATTACGTCAACCATAGCGCCATAATCTTTATCTTCATCTTCAGCAAACTCAAAACTTACTTGAACATCTTTACCAGGAGTAGCTCTATCAATATAATCTGGTATGTTATTAGCAAAAAAGTCAATTATTTTACCGCCTAATATAGCGTTATTAGCAAAAAAGTTAGATTCACCTTGTTTACCAGATACTTCAACTAATCCAGCATTACGCATACTAGACATAAAATCATCAAACTCCATGCCTTTATTACTAGCATAGTCTTGTAATTCATTTAAAGTAAATTTTTGACCTTGTAATTCGTACATATTAACCAATTAATTCATCGTAAACGTTTCTAAAAAATGAACCTGAATTTTTTCTTTGTTTTTTCTTATTATCTAACGCGTCGTTTATTATGTTGTCTTTATTTTGTTTATTTTTTTCTTCTATATCAGCATTAAACTCTCCAATTCTATAACCTTGCTGCCACAAACCGTCAGTACCTAATATAAACATGTTGCTTTTGTATTCTCTAGGTTCCGTACCCATTATGTAATATTGTTGCTTGTTTTCATCAAATCTATAAGAAGTTCCATCATTTAAGCTTATTATATCTCTTTTGTTTTTCATGTCATCAAGAAGCATTTCAGCACTGTTTCTAGTAATATAACCAACACCATAACCAACAGGTAAAGTATCTCTTTGTTTAGTTTGTTTATTTTGTCTTTCTTGATAATTTCCTAAAGCTGAACCGTGTACTTGTCTTAACTCTTCAATAGCATAATCTTCGTATTGATCCATTAAACTTTTAAAACTACCTTTGTTACGTAGTTGACTTACAGCTTTTTTATATTCATCTGTGCCAAACTTTTCACCTGTAATTTCTTCTAAAAACTTTTCATCAGAAAACAAAAAATCTCTATTACCATCTGTTTTTAAAGTTTTTCTTAAACTTGTAAATAAGTTTCTATATGTATTTTCATCAAAAGCCTCACCGTATCTACCATCTTGTTTAGCTTTGTCAGCAATAGCAATAAAACCTTCTTGACCAGCACCACTTTTTTGAAAAGTATTAGAATAATCACTCCATTTTTTAACATTACCGTCACTTGACGTGTAGTTAAAAGTACCATCATCTTGTAACTTAAAACTAGAATACATGCTTCCGTTTGCTAAACTTTCATGGTCACTTATTTCCCAATCAAACGCGCCATCTGAATGATCTCTATTATCTAAAGCATTTTGTCTTTTAACAGCTATATCTTCTAGTTGATCGCTTAAACTTTGAAATTTATTTTGTACTTTGTTAATAGTAGCTACAGCATCTATATATCTTTGATCATCTGCTCTTATACCAGAAGCTATAACTTTACTTGCTTTTAAATATTCTTGTTTACCTTTTGATAAAAAACTTGTTACTTCACCTCTTAACTCTTCTGGTACTTTATCAATAGCAACGCCTTGTGGCATAGCTGCAACTAAAGCTTCTGTTTTAGCTTTACTCTCTTCAGCCATTTTATTAAATTTATCAACTATTGGCTCTAAACCTTTAGAATAATCTACTGTTTTTACGCTACTAGCACCGCCTTTACCTATTTCAAAAAAATTAGTTGCCATCTTGTTCTTCGTTTAAGTTAAAAATTGAAGTTTGATTTTGAGGTATATTTAATGGTGTCATGTTGTAGTTTAATGGTTGAGTTAAATTACTATAAGAGTCTACAAAACCTACAGTATCAGTTCTTGTTTGGTTTGGATCCATATATATTGGTTTTACACCTGTGTTTATATTAAAGTTATAAGGTACGTTAAAAGCACTAGTTGTACCTGAAAAGTTTGCTCCTGTAGCGTTAGCTGTAGTTTTTGGTGTTGAAGTAGTTTTTTTAGTAAGTAAACCAGCTTCACCAGCCATACCAAGCCCACCAGCTACAACACCACCAATACCAGCTACAACATTTTGAGTAGCTTGAGCTCTTTGTTGTCTAAGATTAGCTAAACCTTCATCTCTACCAGCTCTTAAAGACATGATGTTCATTGTTCTTTGTCTTTCTCTTTGTTTTCTTAAATCTTCTCCTTGAGCAACTTGTTGTTCTGCTTGAGCTTCCATAGCTTGAACACCTACAGCTCCTTGAGCAGCTAAACGTTGATTAGCAGCTTCTTGAGCTCCTATATCCGCAGAAATAGCAGCTTGCTGTTGAGTTTCTTGATTAGCTAAAGTTTGAGCAAGACCAGCAATACCGCTTGGACCAGCGGCGCCTTGAAGATTACTTAATATATTGGCTCTTGACTGAGCGGCTTGCTCTGCTCGAAACTGAGCTTGCTGTTGGTTAACAGTTAAATCTTCATAAGGATTTTCAAAGTTTGTTTGTATATCAGCGTATGGGTTGTCAAAGCTTAAGTTTCTTAATGTATCTCTATTTTTTCTAAACTGTTTTTTAGTTCTAGCCATCTCTCTTCTTAATCTAGCTCTTTCTTGTATACCACCGATTATTTGAGTAGCTCCTTGAGCAATACCTATACCTGCAGCAACCATACCTATAAACTTTGCCGGACTTACCTTTTTACCTAATGCCATATTTTTTATTTTTTATAATTACACTATATATTAATTATTTACTACTTTGTTGAATCTCAGCTGTTACACCAAATAATTCTGCTTTTTCTTTTGAGTTATTAACAAACGTTGTTTCAGCATAATAACCTTTTAAACTAGAAGCGTTAATAATGTTACTTTTAGCAAAACAAATAAAATCATCTGTTGTTGGTGTAAAGTTTGGAATATCAATTATTATTTTAGAGTTATTACTCTCTCTGTCTTGTATATCAGTTATAACACCAACTAAATCTGCGCCTGCTACAGAACCGTTACTAGTAGAATATTGTCCAGATAATAAAGTTGATCTAGCAAAAACAAGATCACCTATTTGAACAGATGTATTTAATGGAAATGGAAATGTTAATGTTAGCATGTTAATGTGTGTCTGTTAATGTTAATATTCTATCTAAGTCTAATCTTAAATCAAACTCACCTGAAGCACCACCGTCACCAACTTCTATAAAGTCTATATTACCTGAAACTGTAGCTGTAGCAGCGCTTCCAGTAAAATATATAGCTGTACCGTTTAATATTGTATATCCACTAGCTAAAGCACCACTTGTCGTTATTGTAGTTGCACTAGCTACAGCAGCAACTGTTATACTAGCGCCAGCGCTAGTAACACCTAAACCTTTGGCTTGCATCGTATTACCAGCTTTTATACCAGCTGTAGTTGCAACTTGCCACGTGGTGCTATCAGCTGAAGTTAAATCTTGCCCGGCGGTTGTTACTACATTAAACTCTGTAGGTTGACCTGTGTCTACATTATCAACTAATGGTAAAGCAACAGACATAGAATTTACTTTAAATTTTGTTTCATACGTTTTAAAACAAGCGTTAGGACCATAACCTCTAAACGTTAAAATAGAGTTTTGTTCTGTATTTGGAAAACCGCTTACTGTGTTAAAGAATATTCTTACAGCATTACCCGGTGAGTTTAAATTTTGATCATATGCTGTTCCACGTAACTCTTCATAAGTTTTAATCGCTACTACTTTATAAACACCAGCTTCTATTGACAAAGCAACGCCGTCAGCATCTACGCCAGAATAAACATCATAACCAATAGCTATACCATCAGCGCTAGTTACATCAACATAATTGTTAATTAATGTAACGGTTCCTGAAGTGTCAGAAGCAGGGTTTTGGTCTAACGAGACTGTAGCAGTTGTTGTAATGTAAAAATCATTTGCTTCTGGTTGTTTTAATATAGATAAAACTTTATCAACACCGCTTGTGCTTATTGAAAAACTTATTTCTTTTCTATTATCTGGTGATATTACCTCAAGAGTACTTTCACTTAACTCAAAACCACCCCTGTCAGCTATATAATTAACACCAGTTGGTTCTACTATAGCAGCGTTTAAAGACAACGGACCTATATTTATTTGTGTAAATGTATATTGATAAACAGTTGATGGATATGTTAAACTACCGTCGCTATTAGTTTGTTTACTAAAGTTTGGCATCTTATATATAAAACCTTTATCAACTAGATTTGTAGACAGTTGAGTATTAAAATGAGTTTCAGCTCTTAAATATATATTGTACTCATCATTACTACTAACCGTTGGAAACTTTATAGAACCAGTATAAATACCACTAACTGGTATTTTAACTTGAAGTAAACCTTTAAATCCACTAGCTACAAATTGTCTAGTTTCAAAATCATAATAATTACCTACAGCACCTTTGTTTGTTGTGGTCAAATTATGATCTCCATTAGTTACATACACACTAAAAACACTACCAACATCACCGTAAACGTAAAAGTATCTTGTACTCTCGTTTTTTGGTAAATCTGTAGTATCAAATCCAAAGTTAGTTATTGTTTTCATATTATTCTGGGTTTATTAATTGGATGTCAGCGCTATATGTTACAGATGCTCCTGTTGAATCTAAAACTGTCATCCTAACTCTAACATTAGCACCAGCACCTCTTACGGGGTAATTATATGTAAAACCTACTGTTGAAGTACCTGTTTGAGAACTAGTTAAAACAAGTCCCCATAAATTGTTAGGAGAATTTATTACTGGAGTATAAGCGCCTACTACTCCGTTTGAATCAATTGTAGCATACTCAAGGTTATTACCTGGATAATTATAAGGAGCGTTTGGTGAAGCAAATGGCACGCCGCCAGAAACTAAAACTGGAAAAGCTATAAATACGTAAGTGGTTGAACCAGTGTGTGGGTATAGCGGTGAATTTACTGTATTTTGTGTAAGCGATAAAGACCCAGGTATAAGTGGTGGTGTTGGTACAGTTGCGGTTATAGGAAATTGCATTGCTTGTATTACAAAACAGCCAGAAGTACTTGGATTAGCTTGTATATATAAAGGATCATTAGTTGGATGATTTTCATCGTAAACTCTTACAGTAATAAAAGCTAAACGACTACCAGCTGGCATAGGTAAATAACCTGAGTAATCATTTGTTATAACTTGCTCGTCTTGAATAGTGAGGCTACCTACATAAGTTCCGTCAACCATACCTGGAGTGTTGTTTAAAGTATTAGTTGCGTTAACCAATGGTTTTACAGTTTGAGACCCAAAACCATCTATCATGTAAAGAGCTTCATATCTATAATTTTGATTACCGTTAGCATCAACAATCCCTCCTGTTGGAGCATCTATAGTAAACGTGTATGATAATTTTTCTGTGTTAGAGTCGTAAGTGATAACAATCATCGTTGCGCTAAATGTATGATTACATGCAGGTAGAGGTGGAGGTGGTGGGGGCTGTACTATATAAACACAACTACCATCATCAACTGTTGCGTTTGGATCATAGTTAGCCGCTAATGGGTCTGTACAGCCAGTTACTACTATAGGTGGAGGTGGTGGGGGTGGTGGAGGTGGTGCTACTGTAGACTGTATGTCGTTAGCAAAACCTATACCTTGTACAGAAAACTTAGATGTGTCTACAACTAATTTACCTTGAGAATAATCTATTTCGTTACCTCTAATGTAGTTGAACCATTTTTTCTCTCTTTCAATAAAATAAGGTATCATACCTTTTTCTAAATCAGTTTCTAACTTTTGAGCATACCAACCGTCTTTAGCAACTAAATTTTTATAGTTATCGTTAGAAGAAGTTAATAAATTACCATTAGCATCTGTATAAGTGTTGTTAGCGTATACACTTAATATTCTTGATTGACTACCTTCGTAAACTAAAGCTCTAAACTCTTTAACAACACTTGGTTCTTGATTAAATATAAATGAAACTAAAGTTTGCTCAAAGTCTCCGTAAAAGTTATTTCTTTGAGAGTTTTCAGCATGGTGTTCAAATATATCACCTTTATAAAACGTATAGTATTTATTAGAACAACTAACACCACTTTCTGGTATAAAAGATTTAAAGCTTGTCCAACCTCTAACTTCTTCATCAAAAGATAAAGTATAATCTATTTCTCTGCTTAAACCTGCAGTTCTTACTAAAGCATCGTTAAATATAGTTATGTTATAATCACTTTTATCTTGATCATAGCTACCTATTAAGTATTTTGCGCTTTTTAAATTATCACCAAACCAGTCTCTCATACCAGCATCAGATATAGGTGTTAAACCGTCCATTGATAATCTTAAAACAGCACCTCTTTGTTTATCTGTAAAATAAGCTCTATAACTTTCGCTAGCAAAACTTTCTGGGTTTTGTGATATACCGTAACTACCTACAAAAGGTACTGTTTGACCTAAAACGTTAGAAGTTGAAGTTACATTGTTTTCACCATCAGCTGTAAATAAAGCTGTTTTATCTGCTAATACTTTTACAATTCTATCTTCACATAAAGTAACTAAATCAGTTTGTCTAGTAAATAATTTTTGTATACTACCGTAAGTAGGGTTAATTTCTTTTGTAATATTTTCTGCTTGTATAAATTGATTTAAGTTATTTATATTTGATATAGTGTTGTATAATCCTGAAAATATTAAACCATATTTTCTTCGTTCTTCTTTTATTAAAGATGTATCTGATAAAGTTGCTGAAGCAATAGCTCCATTATCTATAAAAGCTTTATTAAAATTATCTTCTATTCTATTAGACTCGACGCCATTACCAAAACTATAACAATTAAACCACTCTAGTTCTATCGGACTGTTATGTATATTTCTACTTATTTTTACTTTACCAGGTTGAGGCATGCTAACAACAGTAATGTTTAATGATGTGTTGTTGTAAGTTATAGTAGCTATATAAGCAGGATCAAACGAAACTGAAGCACTACTTATGTTTATAATATCATCACCATCATGACCGCTTACTATAGAAGTAACTATTGTACCATTTTGATCTTGACTTATAACAGAACCTATTTTTATTATGCTACTAAAACTTTTTTCATCTAAAGTTACTGGATAAACATTACTAGCTTCGTAATAAATATCTAGTTCTGCTTTTTCTTTTGGTTCTGTTTCCCATATAGCTGGATTTGAAGCTAAAGGTACTTCTTCTTCTACTTGTTTAACTATTTCCATAGTAACAAAAGTAGCAGAAGTAACGCCAGAAGGTAAATTACCATTACTTGTTAAAGCTTGTATTGAGTTTGGAGAATAACCGTTTAAAGCACCGTCTGTTATAGGGTTCCAAAGCATAGGTTTATCTAAAGTAATCCTAAAGTTTCTATTCCAGTTTTCTGGTCTAAGACCTGTTCTAGAAGCGAAAGGAGGTCCCATATTTAATATTCCATTGTTATATCTTAATAAAAACCAGTCTGGATTATTGTTTCCTACTATAGTGTATACTGTTCCGTTTGGATCTTCTTTCCACCTAAACTGTGTACCAACTGTCATTATAGGATCTACAAATTCTTTTTGTTCAAGCCCATAATATTCGTTTTTAGCTTCAACACCTATAGCGTATATACTTGAACCTCCTGTAGTCCAACCTTGAGTGCTAAGATTACCGGCAGCTTGTACATTAGGTGGTACGAGAGTTTGTACATATTGACTTGAAGCGTATGAGTTAGCTTGGTTTTCTTTATCAGGATCTGGCTGCATACCTCCAAAACCTATTTCTATTTCAGAAGAGTTAGTATAATTTGTTACACCTATACCTTGGTGAGAAAAAGCATTTACAGACACGTTAGTGTGATTTGTACCTGTTGAATTTATAGGATTAGAGTTTGAAAAAGTACCAGTTGATAAACCACCATCTATATACCAAACATCTTCAAAAGAACTAGCATCAGCTGAAGAAGATCTATCGTTTATATCAAATGTATGTTGATTTCTAAAAAAAGCAGTATACTTATACCAAAAATCAGGAATAGAATTACTATAAATACCTCTAAACCAATCGTTAGAATTTATATTTGACGGTATAATTATACCATTATCATGGTAATCATCGTTAAAAGTAGTTGTGTTAGGATCGTACGTAGGATCGTTAACAGCGCCTGTGCCTCCTAAAGAGTGTAAAGCTATATGGTTTGGTGATAAATAATATAATTTTCTAGAAGTTAAAACTTGATATTTACTACTAGTGCTTTGATTAACACCTATGTTCTGCTGCACTGAAGCATCGTTATATATTTTCACAAAAAATCTACCATCAAATTTAGGTGAGTTTACAACTTTTATCTCTTCAAAAACTAATCTAATTCCACTGGAAATAGTATTGGTAATACTGTCAAATATAAAATTAACATCAGCCCCAAAATTTTCTTCTATATTTATTTTTATTTCACCAACAGGATAATCGCTAGAACCAGGCTCATAACCAATAGTAGTAACTTCATAATAGTTAGACACTTGATTATTACTACCACCTTCAAATCTAATTCTTACTCTTTTTGATTTAACTTTTTCATGTATATGTGATAAGCTACCGTTTCTTAAAGCAAACCCACCGTTAGGATCTTCTAAAATATTAATACTTCTACTACCTATTAAACTAGATACGCTTCCAAATAAATGATTACTACTATTTTCTACGACACTACCAAGTGGAAAAAATTTTTCTTTTATAAAGTCTGGAGCTTCATTTGATATAGCTATTACCTTGTATTTAGCTTCTGTAGTAACTAAATCATCAGATTCAGAACCTTTTTTTAATATTAAAAAAGTTTCTATATCTACTTTATTTCTATCAACAGAAGGAAAAGCTAACCATATATTACCGTCTTCAGCATTGTAGAAACGATCCATAGCTAGATTATAATATTCACCTGTAGTTTCTTTTACATAAAATTTAAAACCTTTTGCCCAAGGTGGAGCTTGTTGTCCGCCAGAAACTTGAACTCTTAATTTATTTGATTTATCAGCGTTAGCCTTATCAACAGTTATTGTAGAAGTGTTTGTTGTTAATACCGGTGTTTGTCTACCATACTCATCTAAATACACAACGCCAACTTGATAATCTCTAAGTGATTTTAAAGATTTTACACCAAAACTTGAGTTTACGTTTTCACTTTGTAAAACAACACTTAGTTTAGTTTTATAATCTGCATTTTCTGTTTTTGGTGATAAATCATAGTTTTGAACATAATTACCATATATTAATCTGTTAGCTACAACCTCTTGAGCTTTAGCAAATCTAGGAACATTATCATAAGGTCTTAATATTTGATTTGAAGGTAATAAAGAATATATAGTTTCTGATTTTACTAAATAACTACCGTTTCTTTTTAAATCTAAAATACCGTTATTAGCATCAAAGTTAGTAACTTTATACTCATCATTCTCAGGTTTTAAAGTTTCTACTACATAAACAGATGATGAGTCTGATTCTTTATATAATAAATCTATTTCAATAACATCTTCAGGTTGGTCTTCTGTTACAAATTCTGTTACGTATATGTCAGTTAATTTGTTAGTCATACCTATATTATAACCTTTTCTAGGATGATAATCAAAACCGCCAGGTAAAAAAGCTATTTCTGAAAAAGGAGAAAAACTAGAGTATTCACCATCTTCATATCTATATCTATAAGCAAATCTAGGAAATTTAAATTCAAATTTATTTTTTTTATCTATTAACAGAGACATATAATAAGTCTCTAAACCTGAAGGCGTATCTACTGATTTACTAAGTATTTTTATTGAAAATAAAGTCAAACCGTTATTTAACGAAGGAGGGTTTGTGCCAGAAACTATTTGCAAAACTTCAGCTCTGATAACATACTCAGATAAAGGTACGTCAGGAACGTTTGTAGTATAGTTTTGTAAAACTATTATATCTCCTTGCTGTATGTTAAAAGAAGAGTTTGGATCTACGTTAGCTGGAAGAGCAACGTTTATAAGTAAAGTATCGTTTACACCATAAGTATCAAAGTCTCGTTCAGTGCTACCGCTAAAAACACCAGTTGGTAATTCAGAAGACATTTTTAATACAGGTGGATATTTAGGTGCTTTTTTAATTACAGTTATATGCTCTTTTCTTAAATCAACATCTGTAGCAGAACCAGGAGTTCCAAAAGTAGCAGGTACAATATCTTGAACCACTTCACCATTAACAACAAGCTTTGTGTGTGTGTTTATATCAGTTGTACCTTCAATACATCTTGTTATATTTATTTTTTTTGGCTCAGATATATTGTCTGTAAAAAACAGCATATCATCAACAATATTTATACCAGTTATAATATTTTCGTAAGTAAACTCTAATATATCGTTTTTATCAACTAAAACTAACTCATGAACGTTAGTGTCTGTGTTGTATCTTGATATAATATTATCGCCACCACTTAGTTTAGTAAACCAATATACATGATTATTTTTTTCATCAGCTATAGAACCAACACAAACACCATCACCACCAGAACCTATTTTAGGTAAATTATTATTAGTACCTAATATATTTTGTATAGTACCTACATCAGAACCCTCTGAAGTATTAACTTGCACATTCATAGCATGTCTATACTGTCCAACTGGCAGTAATCTTTCATCAAGGTCTTTGTTCATTTTACCTTGAGTAAAAGTATTCTGTATCTTCGCCATATACTAGTGTTTTATACGTTTAGATTTACCTCTTAATATTTGAGTTATTTCTTCTAATTTAATATTTGATAATCTTAATTTAGCTTGTCTGATAGCAGCAAACTTTTCTTTTTTAAATCTATTTACAATATATTCTGGAACATTTGCTTTACCAGCTAATATTGCGTGAGCTATATATCTATACATAGCTTCTTCTGCTAGCTTATGCACTTGCATTTCTTCATTAGTACCTAAACTATCGCTTATATATTTTAATATTAAAGTTTTACCTGATATATTAGAGCTGAAGTGTATTTTACCAGCAAGCTCATCTATATAAAAGCTACCGTTAACTTGAGAGTGTTGAGGATCTATACCATATCTTTCGCCAACAACTAAATCATAAGTACCATCATCATAACGATTCATATTATCTTTTGGTGTATTAGATTTAAATTTAGTCCAAGTGCTAGACTCTCTATTTAGTTTTAAACTATCAGGTTCACCAGTAAATTTAACTGAAACATCATCAATTAAGTTAGTTGCAGTAAACTCTGTACCAGTACCACTACCTAATTGAGACCAAATTGTTCTAGAAGTTATAACAACATATAAAGTATCGTAATCTGAAACATCTATATTTTCAATTGTTTTTTCTGTAGCTGTAGCGTTACCGTCACTCCACTCTAAAAAACCGTTTGGTATGTAAGCTGGGTTTACGTTTCTTTGATGCAAGGCTGCGTTGGCAGTTACATTATAAGGGTTTGTAGAATTACTACCAGGCTCTGTACTTAAACCAAATTTTATTATACCAGCGCCATGTATAGTTCCTGCAGCATGAGAAGTTGCTGTTGCTGTAATATCTAACACGTTAAAATTAGAAACATCTATTTCTTGCCAAACAGCATAACATCTACTAGCTACGTTAGAGTTAGTTAAACCTCTATATAAAAAGTTTTCTGTTCTTATGGCTAGTTGACCGTTATCAATAAAAATTTCATCATCTCTAGTTACTGGACCACCTGTAGCTTGATTACCACTTGCTCCACCTGTAAAAGGGCCTGTTAAAGTAGTTTGTTTTGTAACAGTACTTTTTTGCCATTTAGAATTACTTAAGTCTACGCTGTAATCTCCATTGTCAACTAACTCTTCATCTGTTTGAAATATATAATCACCGTCAGCCTCTTGATCTATAGAAAGTGGGTTTGATGTTTTAATAGCCGGATATAACACGTGCTCTATACCGCCAGCGTCACTCCACGATAATTTTACATAGTTAACATAATCGTGCGGTAGTATCATTTGTAAGTTAGAAGGTACTACTATTTCATAAGCTTTAGTAGATTTAAAAGTGTCAAAACTTAACTCTTGCAAACCTCTCATAGCATGAAACTGAACATCAACTTTTCTAGCTTTATTAATTAATTTTTCCTCACCAACGTAAGCAACCATAAATTGATTTATAACTTCAGCTAAAGATATAAATTGATAATTACCAAAATCATTACCTTGATAATACTGTTGTTGTGTTTGATTAAGTAGAGCCATTTATTATACTTTTTCTTGTTGAATATCTTTTACTTCTTCTTGACTAGCAACTTGATATATTTCATTATTCATAGTTATACCTGCTAGCTGTAATATTTTATTTATTAAATTATTTTCTTCTGATCTGTGTAGTTGAAAATTTTGAGAACCTGTTGGATTGTGTAGTGCTTCACCGTTTACAACTACATAGTTCCATCTAGGTTTTATTGGTTTTTTTATAAACGAACAAGATACATTTGCTTGTATATTTTCAGGATATAAAAATATTTTGTTTTGTCTTTTTATGTATATAGGATTTTTTTTTGTTGGTTTTAAAAGAGGAGATGAGTTTAAATAAACAAACTCTTTATCGTTTATTTCTTGAACTTGAACGTTTTTATATATTATACTACCTATTCTGTAAGTGTTGTTAGCTAACTCAAAGTAGTTTGTAGTATAAGTTAAATCTTGTAAATGTTTAAATACACTTAATTTTTCGTTAAGATGCTCTAACATATCAGAATATTCTGTATCATTACCTTTTGCTCTTTCAAATTGATTTATATCATAAATATATTGTTCAAATATATCTAACTGAGCTTGATCAGAAAATAAATTAAACTCTTGTGGAGTTATATAACCTCTTTGTTCTTTATTAGCAATAGCTAAAACTTTCTGATATACATCGTCTATTCTTATCATAATATTTTTTTATAGTATTGTAACCACCCCGAAGAGTGGTTACTCTACTAAGGTTGTTACGAATTTAATCGTTTTTCTATATTTGCATATATTTCCATACCTTCATCAGTTTTAAACCAATGTGCTAAAGCAGTGTATGGATGCTCATCAAATGGAATTGTCATAATATTTCTATTATTTGAACCCCACATGAAGTTTCTCTGATCGCTTGATAATTTTAATATACCAAGCTCTACAGCTTTAATACCAAAGTTTCTAAGCTGTACATTGTCATCAGAGGCTAACTCTAAGAACAAACTAGGATTATTACGAGCAAACACTAGTAAATCTCTTTTAAGTTCTTTAGAACTTAGCTTAGACACTTCAGAGCCTTTTTCTACACGCATAATAGCTTCTGCCATTTCAATATCCATGTCTCTAGCTATTAATATTGCATCTGCTTCTAACTCTAATATTTCTATTTCGTCAGCAGCTTCTTGAGCAGGTTTGTACTCTGTGTATATTTTATCTCTATGTGGGTGGTACAAAGATAAAAACTTTTGTAAAACTGTTTTTTCTTTTTCTACAAAAAGATTACCGTTTCTAAATATAATATGAGCTAATCTTTGATCGCCTTTCATTTCATCAACAAAACACGTTCTTTGGTTTTCACAATATTTTAATTCTCTTTCAAAACCTTTTTCTTCGTCAAACCAGTAAATGTTAGAGCTTTTTAACATATAAGATAAAGGTCTTTTATAACCTTTTAAATTATAAATTCTATCTTTTACTTCCCACTTTGATTTTTTAACTTCAACCTTTTTTGGTTTTGGTGTTTCAACAACTGGTGTTTCAACTACCTGTGGAGTTTCTTCAACTTCCACTTTTGTTTTCTTTTTTGCCATAATATAATATATAATAAAATTAATAAAATAAAGTCGAGGCCGAAGCCCCGACTTTTAAATAATGATTTACTTCATTAACATAAAGTTGTTAGCACCTTGAGTGATTAAACATCTTTCAGTTAAGAAATGTAATTGCATAACATCTAACGCAGTTGTAGCAGCACCAACAGAACCAGTAACCCAAGTTTTCATTCTTCGGTCATCAGTTTGTGAAGCTCTAAATCTAACGTGTAAGAAAGGTCTCTTCATGCTTTGCCCTACAGTTTGATCGTAAACTGAAGTTGTACCAGCAGGAATCATAACACCTCTAATTGCATTAGCAGCAGAAGCAGCGTTAATACCACCTCTTGTTGCTAAGTCATTTAAGTATCTGAAGTCAGACTTATAGAAGTCATAAGAACCTCTTCTGAAACCAGTGAAACCTAAATTTAACGCCATGTCTTCAGAGTTGTTAAATACACCGTATGATGTACCACCAGCTCCGTAAGAATTCATTGAAGCTAACATATCATCAATAGCTAAGCTAGTTCCTCTGTTAACAAACATCATGTATTCTTCAATAGCACCTTGCTTATCGAACTCAGCTAAAATTGCATCGAACTCAGCTAAATCAGTAGCAGCGTTAACACCAGTTACACCAGTAGTTATGTTACCTCTTGACTCTATAGCAGCGAATAAACCTTCAGTACCTACACTACCAGCACCAGCAGTTGATCCAGCTAAAATAGTAGCACCATCAGCAACAGAAGCAGCAACGTTTAATTCACTTTCTAACATTGCCATTTCAATGTAGTCAGTAAATCTAGCTCTTGTGTCAGCTTCAGCTTTTAAGTACCATAAGTAACCAGATTGTCCGTTCTCAGCAGATACTTCAACCCAACCAACTCTTGAAGCGTCAGAACCAGATACTTCGTAGTAATCTTTCATAATAATAGGCTTATTAGTAAAAGATTTAAAAGTAGGCTCGTTAGCACCTCTTGAATCAGAAGTGTTAGTAGTACCAGCAGCTGTAACGTAGTTCATACCTTTACCAAACTCAGAACCATAAACTAATATAGTTGTTCCTTTTGAAGTAGTGTTTGCAGATAAGTTCGCTTGTCCGTAAGGAGCAACATCGATAACCGCGTTAGCAACAAGTGTTACTAAACATTTGAAAACACCATCAGAGTTAGCAACGATAATAGTATCGTTAACTCTAATACCGTGATCTGCAGCAGTGAAACCAGAAGTTTCATCAATGTCAGACTCAATAGTAATTTGCGAAGTAGAAGCTACACCACTCGAAGCACCACCTGTAGCAGATGATACTTTACCTTTGTAAGATAAATGTAATCTTGATTGTTCAGACCAGACGACTTGATCAGACGTCATAGCCTCTTCTGCACCAACTTGTGATAGGAAACCAGAAATTGTTCTAGGTCCGAAAACCTCAGCTTCTTGTTCCATCAAGTCTGGCAGATATTGTTGTGCCCAGTCATTTGCACCGGACGTAAAATCTAAGTAGTTTGTAGATAGTGTTTGCTTTTGTGAAGCAGGTACACTATTTAACAAAGCACCTCCTGTAATTGCCATAATTTTGTAATTTTAAATTGTTATTTGTTGTTTTTAATTTTAAACTTAAAATCATTAGAGTTATCACCTAACACCTTTACTTTAATACCTCCAGCTTCAACACCACCAAAAGCTTGTCTTGGTTGCATGTCAACATTTTTAGATTTAGCTATACTTTCTTTTAAAGCATCAGCCTTACCTTGTTCATAGAAGTGTTTAGCAACAGCGTCAGCGTTCATTGCTGTAAACAAAGATTTGTGATAACCCGCAGCATCTTCCATTTCATTTTTTTTGTTTAAGAACTTCTTTACAAAATTATTAATGTCGCTTTGAGTTTCTTTTACCTCGTTTGTATTTTTAACATTAAACCTATACTTTTTATCACCAACATTATAATCAAAACCTTTAAAGTTTTTATTAAATAAATTGTTAGTTTTTAATTTAAAAGCTTTAGTTTGTTGTTCTACAACTTTTTGATTCTCTTCTGATTCTTTGTTGTATCTATTAAAGAAGTTAACAGCTTTCTGTTGTTCAGGAGTCAACTTTGACCCAGCTTTAATTTCTTTATAGTATTTAGACTTTTGCCCGTCTAAGTGGCTTCTAGCGCTGGCAACTTGCTCTTTAAACGCTAGTTTTTTTCTTTTTATATCTCTTTCAGTATCTTCGTCTTCATCTATTAAGAAAGAGTCTTCCATTAAAAAGCTAATCTCTTCATCTGTTAGATGCTTTTTAGTTTGTTTATAATATTCTCTTAATACGCTATTGTCATCGTATTTACTATAATCTTGATTTAACCTAACATAATCTTCAACACTACCACCAGTTTCTTCCATAAAGTCTATTAACTTTTGTATGTTTTCTGGTAGCTCTTTACCTGTTTCTTGAGCTTCAACTATAGCCTCTTTAGTTTCTTCAACTAATTCTTCTGTTTGTTCTTCAACTTGTTCATCTGTTACTTCCTCAATAACGGGTGTTTCATCTTGAACGGTATCGGATTTTTCACTTTCTCCGGTAGGTTTTTCATCTGTTGTTTCGACGTTTTCTTCGAGTACTTTTTCGCTAGTT